TCCCAATACAAATTCTTCACTGTTTCCATAAACTACTTGGTCACGAGTAGAATTGTTGACTGAGGAATATGCACCAGAAATTGTTTCGTCGTATGTGCCCGATACAACTAAATTTTTATTCTTGTCCACGATGACCGTAGAATTAGTACCAATTCGATCATTATGACTTCGACCTATGTTTCGATTATAATGATAATCCACTTCGACGTACTCGTTTTTGCCGATCTTCGTTCTCTTGTTTCCTTTGATGTTTTCAGTGTAGTCACCTTCAACTTCAAGAACATAGTTTCCTTTTACGAGTGTTCTAACAGTACCATCGACAGTTAAGTTGCAACTACCTTTCACATAAACATTGTCATTTTGAAAGATAACAGTGTAGTTAGTTCCCTTTACAACAGTTGATCTTGATCCATCGTTGATGATTTCTTGATAGGTTCCCGATGCGTGTTGAGTCAATATCCTTTTATAGCCTGGAGTATCGTCTACTTCAAATAAATGTCCATTGATAGTTTTGTTGACTTTATTGAAAGGATATTGAGTTTTATGTACATCTTCTTGTTTGTAACTGCTCCAAGTTTGTCTTTCTTCATCACCCGAAGAAGGATCAACAGTTGATACATTTGGAGCAATCGCAATCTCAACTTTGTCTTGCCTTGAGTCAACTCGATTTGAATAAGTTCCTGCTTTCCTAAATCCACTCCTTGCTTCAAGAGGCATATCTGGTGAGTTGATTCTTTTTGGATAGTCACCAAACGGATCGGAGAATCCTCTTGATGAATCAATGTTGGAAGTTTTTGAAGGTAAGGTTCCAAGAACAACGGGGTCTTGAGCAGATTTTCCATCTCGAAAAAACCCAACAACCCAAGTTCCAACGATGATTCCAGTAGCAGATTCACCAATCGAATCCATACAGGGATTTGTGATTGGTGTCATTACCAATGCCCAAGGTAAAGAATTTGTTGGTATCTGATCTCTCTTTTCAGTGTGGTATCCAAAACATCTTACCTTTACTCTACCTAATTCTTGAGGATCAAGAACGTCTTCGACGACTCCGGTAAACCAAGCAAAGGAACCCTCTTGAAAATGATCTAGTCTGTTCTCAATTAAACTCATGTTAATCCTCTAGTGGTTCTGAATACGAATCTTTTTTGGTTCGAATTTGTTGATAGTATGTTTCACTGAATTGGTGCTTCACTGATGTGATAATGTAATCCCCACTCACGAAAACATCTTTGCTTGGGTCGGTGTTATTCTCATAACCCAATCTTCCCAATTCGGGATCAATCGGTTGAACAAAATGTAATTCCAATTTTTTCCCTGAATGAATCGTTGGGTCTCCGTGTATTCTAATGTCGTGCAAAAAGGAATCAAAATTTTCCTCATACGAAATAGCCTTATTCAATTTTCTAAAGTATGTGGATTGATGATAGTTGTCAATTAAACCGTTGTTTGCTTCATAGTTAAGAGAAATTCGATTTGTGTAAACATCTGGTAATTCATAGATACGTTTTCCTTCCGACTTTATCTTAAACAATGACGAAACTGTTCTGTATTTATCTAACCAAACCATTTCTGGAAACGAATCATAATAATTGAAGTTCTCTTTTGAATACGTTTTTATCGACATATCCAAATACTCAGTAGTTGAACTGTAAGCACCTGCCGAGCCGGGCAAAAATTTGGTTAATTTAATGTCTGATTCAATGTTTAGCATTCTAACTAGTCTTTGCCAATAGTCTTCTTTAGGATGAAATTCGGGATCGTAGGTGTAGTGTCTTCCTTCTTCATATTTTCGGTAAACGCCTCTCTTAATCATATCAACGTGGGCATCAATGTGAATGTTCCCACCGATTGTTTCGTAAACATAAAATGGTCCACCTGTCGGATCAAAACACCTTCTCAACAACCAATGAATTGCTTGGATTGGGAAAAAATTTGGAATAACGACATTTATTTTTGGGGATTCTATTGCAGTAGTAACAATTGTAGATGGTGGTATGTGTAAGTCTTTAATGAGAATTTCACGAATGATGTCTTTAATTTCTCCACTCATTGCTCTAGAAATTTTCTTGAACTGAGAGAGAAATGCGTGTTCACTTACACCTTGAAACAAATATCCCTGAACTCTTGCTGCTGGTGATTTGACATATTCGGGATATTCTGTAACGTAGAATTTTTTTACTATTCTAACTTTTCGAATAAAATAGTCTTCCTTCTCGAAAACAATGGTTATCGTTTCTTGACCAGAAACTTCATACTCTTCTAAAAGACCCATGTAGTCTTTAATTCTCAACTTGAGTTTGTTGTAGGTTGAGTAAATGCTTTCGGATATTTCGAAGTCTATAACGAGTTCCGTTATATCTTTTGTTCTACCTTCATGATTTTCGAAAATTATCTCAATAATCTTGTAACCATCTGGAACAAGTGCCCACGAAGTTCCCGCAATGATGTTGTGATTAACCGGCATCTATTGATTTCTTAAAACTATCAAAAAAGTTTGAAATTCTACTTGGTTTAATAACTCTTATTCTCGACCTGTTGTCATTCATTTTTCTTTCGTTTTCAATGAAAGAAACCGGATATAAAATTTCATCTTGGTTATAGATTGTTTCACCGGAAAAGTTAAAATTAAGACCATAAGAAACGGGAACTCTGGATTCTTCAGAATTTTCATAGTGAGAAATACCATATTTGTGTTCCGTTGCTTTTTGAATTGTCAATCTTGGAGTCGAAGATGAATAATTGACAGGAACAATTGTGTTCCCTTCAGACAATAACCAATCACTTTCTGATGAATAGTCCTTAATTACTATTTGGTTTAGGTCTTTGTTTATGGCATGAATAACTCCGGTAATGCTTTCATCCTCCTCTAAAACTACGATGTCTTTTAGATTCAAGTGATCGTATTCCCAAAAACTTTCAGTAGTTTGTAAACACACTCCTTCGTATTCATAATCGACGTGAGTCTCAAATTCTAAGTATGACATTGGCCAACTTCCGTATCCATTTTTAAGATGATCGTTGATTAAAAAGAATGTCCAAAAATAATCTGGAAATCCATACAGTTTAGTTGATACTACATCTGGTCTTTCTCCATCAATAATGTTGTAATAGTTATAGAGTGAATTTCTTTCTAATGAAATTTCATTCGCATTGAAATATCGAGTAAAATCACTTACACGATATGTATAACCCGAAGGCAACTTATATTCTACTTTTGGAAACAGTGATAAAAACATTTTCTTAACCGAATACCCTTTCTACACCATTCCAAACATCTTCAACTATTCCTTCTGCGTCCAACCCTGCTTCAGCATATTTATATCCTTCAAATTTAGGCACTAACAAATCTGCTTTGTAAATTCCCTTTGATTCTTGATATTGTAAAGTGATGTCAACTTCAATTGGTGCACCATCCCAGTGAAAAAGGTTGGTCCCAGAATTATAATTTGCTTGTAGAGATTTTAAGTGACTAATTTTTATGTCTGGTATGTAATTGTTTACATTACCTCCATGAAAAAATTGAATTATCCATCTTTTTGGATACTGAACTACAATTCCATTTTCTTCTAATTCTGCGTACAATTGGTATCTAAATTCATCAACAATTTTTTTAATTTGCTCAGTTTCTTTTGCCGATTTTGCAACTAATTTAAATTGAAAACTAAATTCTCTAACATTATTTGATTGAAATGTAATGTGAGTATTTTTTGCTACTGCTTTCTTGCTTGCTAAATCAGCAATTGCCGATATTTTTTCTACACCGGAGGATTTAGCAATAAGAGTTCCTACTGAACTTCCACTAAAACCAGATGTTAATTTATCTAAAAAACCTTGTTGTTGTTCTTGACTTCCAGCACCTGCTACTTCTTCTCCTGCTAAGTTCATAGCATCCGAAACGGTTCCGATGATTCCTAAATCAATGGTTGAGTATGTAGCACTATCATTGAATACTATTCCTCCTGCTGGCATTGGAAGATTAATACTAATTCCAGTACCTACTACTGAAAATCTAACGAATGGAAATCCTTCAGATGATTTTTTATCTAATTCCTTTGGAAAGAATAGGATTTTATTTTTATCTTCTCCGTTTCTTTTGGGTGGTGTTTTAGGTTGAACTTCCTCTGTTGTTTCAGAAAGTTCAGGATACATTACATCCTGTATAGGTGGTTCTATTCCGTATGCCATATAAATACTTTTGTAGTTTTACTTTTATTTATATGACTTACAAGGGAAAATATCGACCAAAAAACATAGATAAGTACAAAGGCGATCATAATGATATTGTTTATCGTTCACTGTGGGAACGACAAACGTTTCGATGGTTGGACGAAAATCCTCAGATTGTTTCTTGGTCGTCTGAATCAATCATCATTCCATATCGTTGCACTACTGACAAAAAAATTCACCGATACTTTGTTGATTTGAAATTCACTACAATCAAGGGAGATACATTTCTCATCGAAATCAAACCGAAGGCACAAACTAAACCACCCGAAATCAAGAGTCGAAAAACAAACCGTTATCTCAAAGAAGTTCTGACCTACATGAAAAACGAGTCGAAATGGAAGGCAGCAAAAGAGTACGCATTAGATCGAGGATGGAAGTTTGATATATGGACCGAGAATACGTTAAAATCTTTAGGAATTAGACTCCTAACTGAATAAATACATACATGGCAAAAGAAGTTTCATTGTTTGACAAATTTGAAGTCGAGGCATTTCGAAAGGGAATTCAACCCCGAACGAAAGAGTCTATGAATTGGTTTAGAAACAAACTCACTAAAAACAGAGTTTCGGGAGAGAGGTTACTTAAAGATAGTTCAATTGAAAAGAAATCGAAACCAATCACTGGAAGAATGTTTTTATATGCCTATGACCCTAAATATAAAGAGACTCTGCCTTACTACGATAAATTTCCACTCATCATAATGGTTGAACCAGTGAAAGGTGGATTCACTGGACTCAATTTACACTACCTTCATCCAAGAGAACGTGCCATTTTTTTCAGTCGACTACTTGAACTCACGAACAATGAAAAGTATGACGACACAACGAAAATAACACTATCTTATTCATTCCTCAAGAGTGCATCAAGTTTGGAAGCATTTAAACCATGTTTTAAGAGATACCTCAACGAGCACATTCGTAGTGAAATCGGTGAAGTTCAACCTCCAGAATGGGAGATGGCAATCTTTCTTCCGTTTGATAAATTCGTTTACCAAAGTCGTAAAACAGTTTGGGCAAAATCTTCAAAGATGTATTAAGATGTCATCAATTGATAATTTCGTTAGTCAGATTGATAGAAGGGGAGGACTCGCAAGGTCTAATAGATTTTTGGTAGAAATATCAAATGAATTTGATTCCGAATCCATATCTTTATTGTGTGAATCTGCTTCTATACCCGGCAAACAAATAACAACAAATGAATACGCCAGTGTAAAGAAAGCAGAAAAAATACCATACAATTATTTAGTCGAAGATGTCACCTTAATTTTTCATCTAACACATGATTACTTCATAAAAAAGTTTTTTGATGAATGGACTTACAAAGTCATCACAAAAGATTTTATGTGTAATTATCACGACGAATTTACTAAGTCTATCGACATTTGGCAACTAAATAAAAAAGATAAAAAAGTCTATGGAGTAAAATTGTATGGTGCTTTTCCCATCACAATGAATTCAATTGAATTAAATCAAAATGATAACGAATCTCAAAAATTAACAGTGGTTATCACTTACGAAGATTATACAATTTTGAATGCTAGTGATTTAGTGGGGAGTTTAGCAATAAATCTTCAACCCAAAACCTCCAATCCAATTTCTTCCGGTTTATTAAACGAAATCAATTCTGCTAATCCAGGCTTGCCAAGAGATTTATTGTCTCCTGTTTTTTCGTCAGATACCGGATTTGCTTAACACATAACATAAACAAACATCAAAAATCATGCCTATATCATTACCAAAAATAGAAACACCAAAATACAAACTGAAGATTCCATCTAACAACAAGGTTGTTGAATTTAGACCTTATTTGGTAGCAGAAGAAAAACTACTATTAATTGCTTCTGAATCCGAAGATAAAAATTCCATATTAGATGCAATTAAACAGATTGTTCAAAATTGCACTTTCAATAAATTAGACGTAGAGGAATTAACTAATTTCGATTTGGAATACATATTCATCAAACTAAGAACAAAGTCAGTTGGTGAAGTATCGGAGATGATTACTAAATGTAGTCATTGTAAGAAAGAAAATGAGATAGGAATTAATCTAGAAAAAGTTGAAGTTGTCTTCCCCGAAAACATTGATAAGAAGATAATGATAACTGACACAATCGGTGTTGAAATGAGATACCCAACAGTGAAAGATAACGAAGATATAGAGTTAAAAATTGAACAATTCAAATCCGAAGTCGAACAAGGAATGCTTGCAGTAACAATTTGTATCAAGTCAATCTTCGACGAAAAAAATGTTTATCCTAGAGAAGACTATTCTGAAAAAGAATTGATAGAATTTTTAGAATCTCTAAATCATCAACAAATGAACAAGATAATGAATTTCGTTACTAACATGCCTGTCACGAAATTAAATTATTCTTTCAAGTGCATTCATTGCAAAGAAGAAAACAAAAGGTCGATAACAGGATTAGAGAATTTTTTCGGATAACTCTCTCGCACGATAATTTAAGAAACCACTATCATACAAATTTTTCTCTCATGCAACATCACAAATATAGTTTATCAGAGTTAAATAGTATGATACCGTGGGAGAGAGTAATTTACGTCAACTTACTATTGAAATTTTTGAAAGAGGAAGAACAGAGAATCAAAAATAAAACGAGACTTTAAATGGCAGGAGAAAGAGTAACATTAAGTTCTGTTCTTGGTAGAATAGATCAAAATAATAGTGGTAACGTCAATACATCTAATATGGATGACGATACAACTAAAAAATTTGATAAATTAAGACAGGAACTTCTCCGAGATGTTACTAAATTCGCAAAGAGTTCGTTGGCAAGAGCATCAGGCCCTTCAATTAACTTGTCTTCAATTATGGGATCAAAACCAAGAGAAAGTTTTATTCTGAGGTGGAAATGGAATAGGTTAAGAAGTAAAATCATCACAAAAGTTAGTAAAGGATTACCCGATAAATTTGATTTTGGAGAAAATGGAGAAATTAAATTATCTTCAATTATGGGTTCAAGTCCCCAAGAAGGTTTTTTCCTCAGAAGGAAATGGAATAAGTTAAGAAAAAAAATCATTGCTAAAGTTGATGAAGGATTACCTACTAAGTTTCGGTATCTACAAAAAGATGGAACCAAAATCTCTTCACTTTTAGGAGTAAGTCCTCAAGATGATTTTTTCCTCAGAAGGAAATGGAATAGGTTAAGAAAAAAAATCATTGATAAAGTTGATGAGGGTTTACCCACTAAGTTTAAATATCTACAAAAAGATGGATCAAGTATTTCTTCAATCTTAGGATCGGGTCCGAAAGATAATTTTATTCTGAAGTGGAGATGGAATAATTTAAGACACGAAATAATTAATAGAGTCGAAGATGGGTTGCCCGAAAACTTTAATGTCGGAGATTCGGTTGATTTTTCTACAATCTTAGGTTCAACCCCACAAGATGATTTTTTCCTTAGATTCAGATGGAATAGATTAAGAAGTAAAATTTTAAAACGAATAGAAAATGGATTACCAGATGAAATACGATTAGATAACGGTGATTTATTAGGCAATCTTGGATTACCGAGAAGAAGACAGCAAAACACAGATGGTGCTTCACAAAACACAGGTGATACACAAAACACAGATGGTGGTTCACAAAACACAGGTGATACACAAAACACAGATGGTGGTTCACAAAACACAGAGGAGTTAATAAATTCATCATCAAGTATAATTACATTTGATACAAACAGCACACTATTTGAACCAATCACTGAAAAATTAGATGAATTAATTGAATGTCTCTGTGGTAATAAACTTCAAGATGAGGAAAATAGAAGAGAAAATAACAAGTTACTTTCAGACATAAGAGATTCTCTTCGAAGAGGTCGACTCGGTGGAGGTGACGGAAGGAATAGAAATGGTGGCGACGGTGGTG